CAAATTTCTGATAGTAATACGAAAACTACTGTAGTTTAAAAATAATGAGATGAGTAACGGAAACCCTCAAGATATAACCAATGACTTTATCCTGTATGTCTCTCCTACAGCAAGTACATATTTTCCAATATCAGGTAATAATTCGCAGGACATAACAAGTGAATATGCAATATATGTCGCTCCAACAGGTACTACAGTATATCTTCCAATATTTGGTGATAACCCACAAGATATAACTGATGCAACTACTTGGTTTATTGCTCCAAGTGCTGTGACTTATTTTCCAATAACAAGTGATAATGGACAGGATATAACAGATGAATTAGCTGTTTATGTTTTAACAACTAATACAACTTATTTCCCTGCTCCAAGTGATAATTCACAAGACATTAGTGATGATAACACTATTTATGTCGTACCAACAATTTAAATTAACTTGATTATTTAATTATATTCATTATCTTTGCTGGATATTGAGTTATTATGCAAGAAATCATTTTTGTTGTTCATTGTGAGAGAATCAGAAAGAGACAATGGTATTATCTCAGATTCCCCATTAATGACCAACTCATTCAAAGAGTTAAAAATCTTCCAGAGGAAAGCCGTAAATGGAATGCTGGTATGATATGTTGGGAAGTCAGTACGGCATCCTTATTTGCATTAATTAAAAGATATCGAAATTCCAAGAAGATTCATTTTGATTTCGGTAATGATGATAGTCGTAAGATTTTTATTGAACAAATCAAAAAAGTTGAAGTTACTGAAGCCGAAAAGCGTAAGTTCATTGCTGAACTCGATGTGAAGAAAGAACATTGGGTTAAATATAAGAAGGAACTGGAAGACAGTTATGTAGAGTATAGTGAGAAGATGCATGCATTGCTGAAAGAAGGTGTTAAACTATATCCACATCAGATTGTTAGTGCTATGTTCATGAATGCTACACGTAGTACGTTGATTTCTCATGAAATGGGACTTGGTAAAACTCTGAGTGCCATTCTTTATGTAGAAATGAATGGTTTCGAAAAGATTTTTGTTATAACACCAAACTCGTTGAAATTTAATTTCTATTATGAGGTTCTGAAGTTTACGAATAGTACAGCACATATCGTAAATTGGAAGAATAATAATTGTGGTATTGAAGAAGCTAAATATATTATTGTTAATTACGATTTTTTCAATCCAAAGAATACTAAAGATAAGAAATTTCTCACTAAATGGAAAAAATTAGGTGTTGATGTGATTGATGTTGTTATTTGTGATGAATCTCAGAAAATCAAGAACACTAAGTCGAACACCTATAAGAATTTCAAAAGTACATTTAGTAAGAAACTTTTTAGAAATGAGAAGGTTAGTAAAATCTTTTTATCTGGAACACCAGCACCAAATCGTGCACATGAATTATACACTGTTCTTAATCAAATTTCCATCACAGATTTTCCAACTAAGAAATATTTCAACGAATATTATTGTGGAATGACTCGTGACGAAGGTGGGTGGGGATATGTAATTGATACAATGACACAAAAACTTGAAGAACTCTATTTCAAAATTGCACCATTTACACATAGAAAACGTAAATTTGAAGTTCTAACAGACCTTCCAGATAAAACTTATCAGCGTATCATTCTTGAAATGACTGAACAGGAACAAAAAACTTATGATGAAATTGAAGCAGGTGTTGCTAATGAGTTTGTTGAACATCCAAATGGTAACCCATTGACAATAATGATACGCCTGAGACAGTATTTGGCGATTGTTAAGGTACAACATGTTATTGAATTAATTGAAAACGTATTTCAAACTGGTGAGAAAGTTGTTGTTGTGGACTTTTTTAAGGACAGTCTTTATGAAATACATAAAATACTTGGAGATATTACAGCACTTCATACTGGTGATGAAAAAGATTTAGAAGTGCGTGCTGACATTGTGAAAAGGTTTCAAGACCCAAATAATCCATTAAAAGGATTTCTGGGTAGTATTCAGACTTGTAATTACGGACTCACTCTTACTGCTGCAAGTAAATTGTTTATTATGACACTTCCTTATTCTGTTGGAGAATACGACCAAGTTAGTGACAGGTTACATAGGATTGGTCAGAAAGCAGCCGTTAATATCTATGTACTGGTATTCCCAGATACTATAGATGATTACGTGTTCAGTGCTATTGAAGGTAAACGTAAGGAAATTGTAAAAGTTATTGATAATGAAGATTATACATCAAATGTGAATGAATCGGTTTTAAGTGAGGTGATTAAAAAAATTAAAGATAAGCATGGCAAAAACTTACCAATGGAGGATTAATCCAGTTCAAGATTTTTTATTTAGGTCAATATTATATGGTACAGATATAAGTAAAAAAGAATTTGAAGCCGATATTTATGTTGGAATTGCTACAATTTTAGAATATTTTACAAAAGATAGTAATGATATTAAATATTTAGATTTTGAAATTAAGAAAAAAAATGATTACTTTCGTGTTGTTGCAAAAAATGCAATAAGTGCACTTTGGTTATCAGGTATCTTTCCCAGAGACATAAAAAATGTGGTAAAGACCAATGAATTGGTTTTTGATAATATTAAATATAAATATAGTATAAAGTCAAAGAAGTTAACATACCGTTTAATAAAAAAATAATATGGATAAACATAAGGTTTTAGGTGAAATCAAAGGATTTCTTGAGGGTTATAACAACGATATTAAGTATTTGGTTAATGTTGAAACCGATAATAGAACGGATATTGCTGAATGTATAATACATGAGCCTAATCAAAAACCAAGGATTGAAAATATCAGGTATACGCCTTTCATGTATATGAAAGATTTAGAAAGACTTGGTAGAACATTATATCCAGATAGAGATGAATCGTATATTGAAAGTAAAAGAATTAAATACGGTATTACTATCACTAAATTAAAAACTGGTAATCAGAAAAGATTAGTTGATGGTTATTGTTATAAATTAAGTGGTCGCAGGTCTTATAATGATATTGTTAACTATGTTAGGGATGGTGGAATCGACCCTTATGAAAAACTTAAAGACGAAAACGATAATTTCGTAAGAGATGAAAAAGGTAAGATGGTTTATAAAAACCGTGACTTATTCTATAATCCACGAACCACAGAACAATTCTTTATATCCACTCAATCAAGGCTTTATAAAGGTTATGAGCAATATAAAGATGTTCATCGTTTAACGTTTGACATCGAGACCACTGGTCTTAGGTATCAGATATCCAGAATGTTTGCTATTGGTGTTAGAGATAATAGGGGATTTGAAATTATTTTGGAAGTCGATAAACGTGATGATGACGAATCAGAAATCCGTTTAATTCAGGACTTCTTTAATACTATTGACCATATTAGACCTGCCATTATTCTGGGACATAACTCTGAGATGTTTGACTTCGATTTTATTCTGGGTCGAGCAGGAATTCTTAAAATGGATACCAGAGAAGTTCCAAATGGTCTTAAAAAAGGTGTGAATCTCAAAAGAAGAGGGAATACCAGTGTTAAGTATGGTAATACGACAGATAGATATACTGCTACTGAAATGTGGGGTTATTCGATTATCGACACCATACATGCTGCAAAACGAACTGCTGCCGTAAATAGTGATTTAAAGAAAGTCAATCTGAAATATATTGCGAAGTTCGAAAAATTTGCAAGAGAAAATCGAACATATATCAAGGGCGAGGATAATGATATTGGTAGGTATTACAATGAAAACAAAGTGTTTTTAATTAACGAGAAGAATGAATATCTTGAAATACCTGATGGTTTTCAAGATATTGCAATGAACCTCTATAAACTTCAAGCTAATAAAGAGAACCTTAATGTTGAACAATATAAGGTGTTTAGGAAGAAGTTTCTCGATGAAAACAAGAACTTTGTTGGATGGTATCTTGATAATGCTGTCGAGAAAAATTTTACATCATATATTGGTGGTAGAAAACTTGTAAAACAATATCTTCTTGATGACCTCTGGGAAACCGAACAAGTTGATGAACTATATAATCAATCATCATTTATGCTTGCCAAGACAGTTCCAACGACCTATCAAAGAATTTGTACAATGGGTACTGCAAGTATCTGGAACTTACTTTTAACTGCATGGAGTTTCGAAAATGATTTAGCTATTCCGATTCCCGATACATATGAACAATTCGGTGGTGGTCTGGCAAGAACTTTTAAGAAAGGTTATAGTACAAGACTTATTAAAATTGATTATGCGTCACTATATCCGTTCATTCAATTAACTGATGATGTCTTCCCAATGTTTGATATCACAGGTGTTATGAAGAAAATGTTATTATATATGACAACTACTCGTAACATTTATAAGAAAATGGGTAGTGGTGCTAAACTTGATGAAGAAGAAGTTGGATTATTGAGAGAAATTGACCATGAAGCACACGTTAAATATATTAATAATGTGTTGACTTCGGAAGATATTGCGATGTTCAAGGTTAAGCAATTACCTATTAAGATTTTGAATAACTCGCTTTATGGTGCGTTGGGTTCTCATATTAGTTTTAACTGGTCTGATAATGTTTGTGCTGCAAGGATTACAAGTGTAGCTCGTATTGAACTCCGTCCTGATACTACAACAATCAGAGTGAGTGATGAGGGAATAAGTGAGGGAACAACCGAGGGATTAAATGAGGACATGTGGCAGTATAAGGGCAAGATTGGTATTGAAGCACTTATCGAATTATTCAATGAGACCGAAATGAAGCCACCATATATGAGTGTTGATAATGATGGTGTTAGTGTGAGTTGTTTGAATCTTGCAAGAATTAATTATGCCACGCTTTCTGAAGTCAAGGATAAGAAAACTAATGAAATAAAAGAGAAAATCAAGTTAACTGGTAACACAATTAAATCCAAGGTAATGTCCGAGTACATTGAAGAATTTATGGATAACGGATTTAAACTTATTCTTCATGGTAAAGGTAAGGAATTTGTTGACTACTATTATAGTTATGCTGAAGACATTAGGTATATGCAAATTCCGTTGAAAAAGATTGCCAGTAAAAGTAAGGTAAAACAAACCCTTAAATCATATATTGAAAAAGATTGCCAGTAAAAGTAAGGTAAAACAAACCCTTAAATCATATAAGAACAGGGGTAAAGATAAGAATGGTAGAGAGAAGGGAATGCAAGCACATATGGAACTTTTAATTAAGAAACGTAAGGAACAGGCTGTTAAACTTTTTGAGAAACATAAACTTGATATTGGTTATCAGGGTGATGAAGAGAAATTGAGTCCTGATGATAAAATGAAGTTGATTATAAACTATATGCCACCAGAACCCGAATTGGATAGTACTGTTTATTATATCAACACTGGATATGTTAAGTCTCACGGTGATTCAAAGGAAATCAAAGATAAGGAAACTGGCGAAATGAGAATGGCTTCTACTTTAATTAGTGCTGAAGACCTGCAAGAAAATCCTGAAATGACTGGCACGTACAATTACGAAAAATATCTTGATGCTTTTAATAAGAGGGTTTGTTATACAAGTAGGAAAATTGGCTCACTACTTTCGGCATTTGAACCTGAAGTCGCTGAAAGAATGGTTGTTAAAATCATAAAGAAAGGTGAACATAAGGGTGAATTACAGAAAGCTGAATTTAGTCCATTAAAAGATGAACTTGAACTCAAGAGTTTTGACCTTGATGATTTCGATGAAAGCATGCATTTGGAGAAGAGAGAAGTCGATTTTTGGAATAAAACAGGATATGACCCAAGAAAAGTTTGGAATGGTTTTAAAATGTATGATGATTATAAGGTTCATTATGAAATATATGAGGGAGCATTGGATTTCTTAAATCAGAAAATGATTGAAACTGGCAAAGCACTGATTAAATCAATTAATGATGAGTATGTTGATGGTGATTTGGTACTGATTAAAGATGGTAGCGAATATCATGTTGGGTCGTATAATGGTGTGTTTATGCAAATTATTAGGGAGAATGTTAAGATACCAAAGAGCGACCTTGAATTAGAACTCGATAAGATGAGGGAAGAAAACCAGAAGAAAATCGAGAAATTGGAAGGTAGTGAGTTAGGTACTAAGACCGATAGAGAAGTTTTTCTTGAGGCACAACAGAAGAAACACGCCAAGTATTTCATTGAATTCAAACAACAATTCAAACTCGATTTAGTATATACTATGGATAAGTTGTTTACTGATGTTCCTGAAGCGAAAGGAGCATTTGATTCATATGTGGCAACACGGGATAGTGAAGTTGATGAACAAGCAAGCGAATATTTAGATGTTGGTGATGGTTCATATTAATATTATCAAGTATTTATATGAAAACATGCTATAATGGAATTAAAAAAGAAAGATTTACTCGAAATAATTGATGGAAATGGAGAGTTAATTGGGAGTGATAGTATACCTGCTGTGGATGCCAATGCAGATACTCAAGCAAAACATACCAGTGACTACAACGCTAAAGTAGGAACTCAACCATTTAGATACGATATGTTGGGTCGTTTTGGATTCACACTTATGCCGTTTATGGAAGGCGAAGAAAAGAATCAGGGTCAAGCCGAATTGGAAAATGATTTGGTTGACCTTATGAATCAAAGATATATTGACATCATCAGTCATTATTTTAGAAATCCTAAAAGAATCAAGTCTGATTATAGAAAACATGTAACTGATAATGAAATCAGTGACGAAACCATGAAATATAATGTTGAGTGGGCAGAAAAAATTCTTAAAGTCATTGAAAAACATTTCGAGGAACAATTTAAAAATCTTGATGAACAATTCAAAGAGAATATTGCTGAAAGTAAAGTTGTTGAAGACAAGATGGTCGATAGGAAAGAAGATGAAATGGCAATTAAGTCTGATGATGGTGAAGTGAGGGAAAAGAAACTTGAAAAAATTGCTGGCTTAATTAATAAGTTGGAGAAGAAGGATATTGATAAGTTAATTAATTTATTGGAGACAAAGAATGGCTAACCAAGAACTATATGATAAATCGTATAGGATACCCTCAGACGTGTTAAAAGGTATCCAGACAGCCTTGGTATCCAATCCGCAAGGAGAGGGCGTAAAACGAGCTAAATTCATGCTTAAGAACGGTGTTATCACCTATCAAGCAATGAAGAGATTGAAGAATTATTTTGACTACTTTAATCCACAAACTGGTGATAACACACAATTCACACTTGCTGGTGGTCAACCAATGAAAGCGTTTATTGAAACCACGTTAAATCAAGACAGAAATGCTGTGAAAACCAGTAGAGAAGTTAGACGTGATATAACCAATGATATGACTTCGGATTTGAAAGCATTTAATGTGAATAGACAACATAATGATGTGATGAATGAAGCCGAAAAAAAGGAGAAAAAAGAAAAACAAAAAAATAGTGTTGCGGTTATTGTAAATAAAGATAATAAAATCCTTTTATTGAAAAGAGGTGAGAAAGCACCTTGGATGCCAAGTAAATGGGGTCTTGTTGGTGGTGGTATTGATAAAGGCGAAACACCACAACAAGCAGTTGAAAGAGAAATTGAGGAAGAAACTGGTTTAGAACTTAAGAAATTTACCAAATCATTTAGTATTGAAAGACATGCTGATAGTATTGAACACATATTTGCTTGCAGATACGAGGATGACCCAACGGACATTACTCTTGATGATGAAAATACTAATTATGGTTGGTATGATGTAAGTGAGATGGAATATCTTAATATCGTTCCTCATTTAATTGAATACATAACACTCGTATTTAAAAAATATGAATAATTTGTATTTATAAGAAATAACAGAAAAAATTAATAACAAACAAAATGGCAGACGAAGAAAGCAGCAGATTATTAGCAAGTAGTGCCGATTTCAGAAAGTGTTCAATAGCAAAAAACGCTGATGGATACATACCCGGTAAGGAATATCTTCCTACAACCCCAGATACAATTTCTGATGGTGACAATAGAGGTAGAGACCCTGAAAGAGATGGTGGTACAATTGGAACTAATATCGATATCGAAACAAGAAATAAATTAATGGCAAGGAATGCCGATGGTTATACTTATGGAGATGAGTACGGTCCGAGTCACGAAGACACTATCTCTGATGGTGATTGTAAAGGTAGAGACCCTGAAGCACAAGGTGGTTCAATTGGAACTAATAAAGACATTGAAATGAGAAATAAATTAATGTCAAAAAATGCTGATGGTTACACTCCAAATAATCAATATCTCCCCGGGCATGGTGATACAATTGCAGACGGAGATGATAAAGGTAGAGAACCAGAACAGGGTGAACAAGCTGGTACATGTATTGATTTTGCAAGCAGAGGTTGTTCAATTGCAAAGAATGCTAATCTTTACACCCCCGGGAATGAATATTGTGCTGGAAGTGATAGAGTATAATGAAAAGCGAACTAAAAATATTATTCGAAAACATAAAAAATTTTCGTCATCTTCTTACTGAAGGCGTTGGCGAAAGTGGTATTGTTGATGCGATTAACAATCATGAGTGGATTTATCTTTATTACGATGGTGATAATGAAGAAGGTAAAAATGCAACTGGTTATCGCACGGTGAGACCATATGTGCTTGGCACAAATGCTGCTGGACATATAGTTCTCAGAGCATGGCAAGACAATGCAAAAAATAGTTGGCATTTCAGTAATAGAGCAACCCGTCCAGATAGTATGGGTCATGACTATTGGAGTGACCGTGAGGGTGCAAAACCGGGTTGGAGAATGTTCAACGTAGACAAGATTTCAAAAATATATCCAACTGGTAAAAAATTTAATGATAAAAACGGTCTTCCGATGATACCGCCCGGTTATCATGAAGGTGATGATGACGATATGACAAGTGTTAAGGCATATGTTTCAACGAAAACAGAACCTGATTTCGACATGAAATACGATAAAGACCAAGAAATTGACAAGGTTTCAAGAGCAGACCGAGACAAAGAAAAATGGGATAGTATTAGAAGAGGTAATAAGAATAGTAAACAAATTACTGCTGATGATGTCGTTAAATTACGAGATGTTGCAAGTCGAGTACAAAAAACTGCTCATGGAAATTATCTGGTTGTTATTGATGACAAGAATAACTTTCAATTAATGTTGGCAAAAGATAAGGATAAACAAAATATACCCGATAATGCAATTGTTGGGTCATTACCGTATTTATACGATAGTCTGGTTAAAAAAAATGCACCTGCTGATGATAAATTCTTCAATGATGCGAAAAATAAAACACAGAGAGATTTAAGAATGAAGGCACAAGACGCTGCAAATCAACCAGAACCAGAAATAAAAGAAACAAATGCTCCATCAATTCCACATAAAAAGATGACTTTTTTCAAATAACAGAGTATTTATAAAAAAATATAAAAAATTATAATAATGGCAAAGAAACTTGACTTAAATAAATTGAAGGATGAAATCCATAAGGAGAAACAAAATCGAAATATCATCCCTTCACAATTAGGTGAATCTGTTGGCACAGGTGTAGCACCACGAGATGTTTTCCTTCATGGTTTACAAGCCTCACTTAAATCAGGACAAGAGAATCCTGCAAGCACACTAATTAAAGTCGTTGAAAATAAAGTTGCTGAGAAACATGGTGGTGTCAAAGTGCATACTGTTAACGAAACTGCACCTACGGCAGTTGCAACCCCCACAGTTGCAGCACCATCACCTGAAAGAGATGAACAGTTATTTGCTGACCTTGAAAAGAAAAGAAAACAAACTCTTGCTGAAAGTATTAGTAATTTTCAAGGTAATGCTCCTGCTGGAGAAACCCCACCTGCTGTAAATTATAACGGAACACAATATTTGACTTCAGCACCTGCTGGCTCACCTACTGTTGCAGCACCTGCTGGTGCAACAATGCAAATAAATGAAGTAGCATTGGTTGAAAATGTGAAAAATGTTGTTCATGGTTATCTTGATGAAAATCTTGGTACTGTCTTTGAAGAAGCTATCAAGGGTACGATAATTGAAATGTATGCCATTGAAAGAATTCAAGAAGTTTTAAATGAGAACAAAGATTTAATCAAATCTGTGGTTATTGAAACAATTAAAGAAATCCGAGATAAAAGCAAAGTAAAAGCGTAATAATCATTCCGCTTTTTTTCCTATTAATTCTGTATTTATGAATATAATATATTCGTAATATGACTTATGATGAATTTAAACAAAATTTCTTACCAGAATTTCTGAATATAAATTCCTATGCTGGTAGGATGAGATATGCCGATGAAAGATTACCAAGAATTGGTAGTGGTACTGGCAGAAGAGTGTATGATATTGATGGTGAGAAGGTACTAAAACTTGCAATGAACGCCAAAGGCGTTGCACAGAATGGTGCTGAAGCAGGTGCTGGTTATTATCGTGATACTCAACATATCGTAACTGAAGTATTTGATAGTGCAGATGATGACACTTGGTTGATTGCGGAAAAGGCAAAAAAAGTTACAAAGAAACGAATTGAAGAATTAACAGAAATTCCGAATCTCGATATATTGGGATATTTTTTAATAAATTATGAAGTACAAAGTAAAGGACAAAATAAAAGATTTGAAGAGAACTACATAACTCGTGAAGAAGAAGAGTTTCTTTACGAGAACGAGTTTGCACAAGATTTAAGTAATTTTATAGCCAATTACGGTCAAAATGCTGGTGATATGGGAAGACCAAGTAGTTATGGTGAGGTTCTTCGTGATGGACAACCAGCAATTGTTTTAACTGATTACGGTCTTAATGATGAAGTTTATGATACCCATTATAGTCCTGATAGAAAGAAGAGGAATAGATATCAGATGTATGAACTCTACAATTATGCTGATGGTAATGATGACATATTAAGCGATGCTGGTGGTGGACAAGACATTAGAACAGGTATGTGGGCACAAATGCCTTACAGTGTTAGTGATGGTGGTGATAATAGTAATGCAGTTATTAATGAAGGTTTCGTTAATCTGGTTTCGAAACGTGATAAATATCCTAACAAATCAGTGGAAGGTATTTCTGTACTGGCTGATAGTTTCCATGAATGTGTAAATAACATAAGAGAAACACTGAATCACGTAGATAATAAAGAACAGTTTTACGGGAACTTATTGAAGTTACAAGAATATCTTATTAGACGAGGATTCTATAATAGAGACCCATTATTAAGTGAAAGCTATGTTATTAATGAAGATATACCTGCTGTTGACCCCGATACATTAACTGATAGAAATTATGCTGATGAATTGGCGAGAGAGATTGCCAATAAATTAAGTCTGACACAACCAAAATATATTGGTGGTGGTGCGAATGGTTTTGCTTATCAAATAAATGATAATCTCGTAATGAAATTAACTACGGATGTTAGTGAAGCTGATGCTGCATCAAAATTATTGAGAGTAAGACCACAAAACATTGCAACAATTTTTAATTTATATAAGGTTCTTGATACAGCTACAAATAAATCTATTTTTGTTATTATGCAAGAAAATGTTAATGAGAAACCACTTGAGAAATTCAGAAAATTTGATGATGATATAGAGAAAATTCAACCAGCAGGAATGGGATATACTGATATTTTATCTTCAATAAGAATTCCTAAGAGATTTGATTATAATCAGATGCTTGAAATAGCAAAACATGTATTGACTGATAATCCAGCAGCAAATGTTAGTCAAACCGATAGGCAAGCAGCATATGAGTTTCTTGTTGGTATTTTAAATATTCGCAAAGAATTATTGGGATATGGAATTAAATCAAAAGACTATGTTGAAAAAAGAAATCTTGGATATAAAGACGGTGTTTTAAAATTCTTTGACACTGGTGGTTATTATGGTGTTGATGAACCAAATATTGGTGATGATGATGTTATTCAATTACCTGAAAACATTACTGAAGAACAACTCGAAGAAGATTACCCAAGAGATAAAGCGGATAGAATTGCTAATAGAATTACAACTAAGTTAGGTATTCAAGAACCTAAATATCTTGGACATGGTACAATTGGTGTTGCATACGATATTGGGGATAATAAAGTATTGAAAATCACAAAAGATAATAGTGAGGCTTATGAGAATCTGAAACTGGTTGGTAAAAAACTTAAATATATTGCAGATGTTTATCGTGTGTTTGAGGTAACCCCAGAAAACATACCAGAGGGAGAATGGAAAACATATGCGATTATTTTAGAAAAACTCGTTCCCGATGAAGCCAATTTTAAACGAATGTATGAGAGACTTGATTACGTTTTCAAGAATATATTTGATACCGATTATAAAGAAGCATTGGATTCATATTTGGATGGTCATCAATATAATGATGACGCAATTGATAAAAGTAAAGTTGATAACTATTTTAAAAAGAACAGTCAAGACGGAGAATTCTTTTTTAGTATTTTAAGAATCGTTGAAGAACTCAGAGAACATGGGATTGATAGTTATGATTTTTATAATCCAGAAAATCTTGGATATAAACCAAGTGGAGTAATTGGATTCTTTGATGTTGGATTTACAGATTTTTTTATGCAACCTCATGGTGCTGAAAAAATGGGTGTCGAAGTAGATGAAGACGGTAGTGCTAAATTCAGTACAGATAGTGATGTTGGACAAGACGGTTTTCCCCCTTACAATACCAACGATACTTCACCAAGCATTAATAATGACCTCGATGCTAATGTTGCGATGTATGAAGACCTTGAATATAATCATGTTAAAGGAGATGCAACCGATGACGAATATATGTTAGGAGAAGATTTTGGTTCTGATATAAAGACCACTAATTTAGGGAAGAATTTATATAAGAAAATTAAAGAGAATATTAATAACATTAAATTTGAAAGTATTGAACTTGAATTCAATACTACGAATGGTGAAAGAATGTTTAGTGGTGTCGGATTTAATATAAACCAAATAAGTATAATTGATTTACAAATAGCATTTTTTCCTTTAATGAAAAATAATAGGGCATTTTTTGACCCTAAAACAAAAACACTTTGTTTTTTTATATTAGAGAAGCGACAATCATTTAGTGACGAACCACCAAAACAAAATGTCGAATCGGATATACATTTTGCCCGAATTAGATTTGCATCTTGGGTGAACGAAGATACATTTGTCCACGAATTTGTCCATTATCTGGATGATACTAAATATAGTGATACCTACAAATCATCAAACGATTCATATTATAATAGAGATGAAGAATATAATGCATATTATCTCGAAGGATTAAAAAATATACATGCTAATAAAAAAAGATATGAAAAATATTCAGACTTTAATGTTTTCATTTCAAAATTGTTTCAAGATTCAATAGAGCATAATAAACCATTTAATGGAGAATTTATTCGAAATTTGAATGCTGATAATAAGAAAAAATTAACGAGAAGATTATATACATATTATGATAATAAGATTAATGGTGATAACGCATTAATCGAAAGAGACAAATCTTTTGGTACTGGTTCAAAAACCGTTAAAGTAAAGAGGAAATGTCAGCTTGCAGGTTTGGGTAATACCAGTGTTGCTTGTAATCAAGGCGACATTAATAATTTGGAATTTGGTTCTGTGAATGAAGATGATTTGGAAGTCTCAGAATATTTTAGTAGTCTTGTACCCGATATGAATGAGAATATAATGTCATTACAAGACTTACCTTTTAAAGAAGAGGTCGAACAACTTGGCGGTAAGATATTTAGCGTTGGTGGTGCTGTACGTGATGAGTTTTTAGGTAAAGAAAGTAAAGACCTTGATATTCTTGTGACAGGCATTCCAATGGATAAGTTAGGTACACTCATGTCAAAATATGGAAAAGTTGACGCAGTGGGTAAACAATTTGGTGTGTTAAAATTTAAGCCACAAGGTGCATCAGAAGAAATTGATGTGGCGATTCCAAGAACTGAAAAAGCGACTGGTGAAGGTGGTCATAAAGGATTTGATGTGTCATCAGACCACGAACTTCCACTTGAAAAAGATTTGGAACGCAGGGATTTTACGATTAATGCGATTGCTAAAGATATTGATGGTAATATAATTGACCCTTTTGGTGGTCAAGAAGACCTTAAAAATAAAATTATTCGTATCGTTAATCCAGAAGCATTTAGTGATGACCCTTTGAGAATGTTACGTGCTGTTCAATTCGCTGCACGTTTTGGTTTCAAGATTGATGACGAGACCAGAGAAATGATTAAAAAGAATGCAGGTCGAATTAAAGAAATTCCACCTGAAAGGATATTAATTGAGTTTGATAAAATTGTTAAGAAAGGTAATGCGTTTGAAGGAGCGTATTTACTTAAAGATTTAGGACTTACCCCACAAATATTTAACGGTGATGGTGGTTTATATATGGGTAAAGAATGGAATGTTGTTAAAACAATGGGAGAATTTCTTTGGCTTACAGCACATCATCTTGTTCAAGACATTGCGGAATATTGTAAATCGAAACTGAAATGTGATATTGATACATATAAAGAATTAAAAGCATTTCAACAAGCATTTCAAGCCGATGATAATATAGATAATGTTACAGCAAGAACTCTTGCACATAACATCTTCAAGATTTTACCAAATACATTAAACAGTGAGATTTTACCTGAACCAATAAAAAGAGCAGCACAGGAATTGTTGACTGGAAAATATCCAAAAGATTTTGGTGAACTCGCTATTGATGGAAACGTTTTAATGAGTATGGGATTACAAGGTAGGGAAATTGGTGATATGTTGAAATCATTATTAATTAAAGTTTATAGTGATAATGTTAGGAATGACCGAGAAGAATTACTATCTTTGGTGAGAGAGAAAGATAAGGAAATTCAAGAAGGATACCCTAATTACGATGGTATACAACCAAAGACATGGAATGTCAATGGAAAGCAAGTAACTATTGATTTTTTTGTTAAGGAATACGATAAATGGAATAATCAAGGTGGGAAAGATAGTGGATATCATGATGCATCACATGAATCAGTACTGGAATTTCTTCAGAATAATTATGAAGACTTCAGTGTTGATGAAAAATTAAGGAAAGAATTATATTGGGCATTAACAGATAGAAATTTATTAGGAGAAGAAGAAGTGAAAAGAGTGAGTTATAGCGCAGTTGTTCTTGATGATAAATCAAGAGCCAGTTTACTTAAGGTTTTAAGTCCGATGATACCTGAAGGTTGGGAAGTTGTTGCACATCACATGACAATAATGATGGGTGCACTTGAAAACGGTAGTGATGCGCAGGAAGATATGGAGAAGAACATTGAGATTTCGTTGAGAGTGATTGATTATGCGATGGACGAACTGGTTATGGCAGTTGGTGTTGAAGGTTATCATTCTAATAATCCAAAACCACACATAACAATTGCTGTTAATCGTGCCGATGGTGGTAAACCATTTATGTCAAATAAACTGAAAGACTGGAAGCCTCTTGGGTTTCCATTGAATTTAACTGGAAAAGTAAGTGAAGAATAAGTTATGGCAACTATTCATGAATTACAAGAACAAATGTATGCTGATGGTTTAAAGGTCGAAGATTATTTCATAGAATTAGCGACACGTGATGGATACCGATGTATAAGACCAACAAATTATCAAGACAGGCATGAACATTGGGATGTTAAGATGAGTAAAGGTCATGGTAAGTTTGCACGTGTTGATGTAAAAGGATATAAGGAAAGTCATAAGGATGGACTTACTTGGATTGAATTTCAAGCAGTTAATGGTAAAGATGGTTGGATAAAAGGAAAAGCGCATGCGATTGCCTTTGAAAGAGAAGACCGATTTGATTTAATTCATAGAGTGAAAATAAAGGAGTTTGTTGAAAGCAAAATAGTAAATCCAACTGGTTATGTGTTCCTTAAACCAGATGACCTTTCTGAAATAGCATATCATAGATATAAAAGAATGGGTCGAAGAGATATGGTGGTTATTGTACCATTCTCTGATATCGAACAATTTATAATGACAACAATATACAAATAGCATGAAAAGATTGGCAGTATATGATTTTGATGGAACACTAATTGATTCCCCAGAACCAGAAACAGGAAAAGTACAATGGGAAGAGAAAATGGGTCAACCATATCCACACGTTGGATGGTGGGGGCGCAGAGAAAGTCTTGACACCGATGTATTTGAAATCAAACCATTCCCAAACATTCTTGCAAAACTTCAAACAGACATGGCTGACCCTGATACCAGTACGATTATTCTGACTTCTCGTATGGAGAAACTGCGTCCTGAACTTGAAAATATTTTAAAACTGAATGGAATTACTGTCGATGACCTTATTACGAAAAGAGGTCGTGAAGATAAAGGTGATATTATATTGAGAATCGAGAATTATAATCAAGATTTGAAAGAGATTGTTGTGTATGATGATTTCATGGATAGGAATGCTGAAAAGATTGCTGAGTACACCAAAATCAAAAACAAGTTATCTGATGATGTGACCTACACATTGAATTTTGTTGATAAGGGTAGTATTCGTCCACTTATCGGTGAAGGTGTGGTTAATTTCAATTCAACAAATAAATTATTGAATATCATTCAAGAGGAAATCATAAAATTTAAATAACAGTATTTATAATAAATTTCAATATGATTGACATGAGATATAAACCACAATTTTTACCACAAGTGCATGCACCTTATGATGTCGTGCTTCAAAAACTTGATGATGAGGGTGTGAATTATACCAATGTCGAAGTTGACCCAAATGATTTATCACCATTACAAGGAATTGTTTTTAGTGATGATGTCGGTGGTGTCGATGTTGATGACATGAATCCGATTTGGATTAGCTCTGACATGCAAGTATTGGATGGTCATCATAGAATGGTTCGTGCATTACTTGACGAGATTCCAATTAAATGTATCATGATGAATATGAACCATAAAGATGCTTGTAGAGTTTTAAATAAAATTCAGGACATCTATGAGTATGAACAATCACAGGGATTGGAAGAGGTTCAGGTACAGGATACTATAAACTTTTACGGAGATGATGAAAACCAGTTTCTAAATTCATTGGAAGAAGATAACACAGCACTTCAAACTGAGAGTCCATCAAAAAATCAGAAGACCATAGTTGGATATAGAAAGAATCCAATTAAGGAAAATTCTGTTGTTGGGAATTTCTTCACATTGAAACCAGTTGAAGGCTATGATAAATATGAAATTGATTTTGAAAATCTTATGGATACCAATTCTTTAGGTGTTACATATAAAGACGGACAAGACCCTGTGGATATATTGGCTAAATCTTGGTTTCCAAACATAAATTTTGAAAAATTATCTTCAGAACATAGTACTGATGCAATTAATATTAAAACTAAAGCTGTTGCCGAAAAAGCAATGAAAATGGGTTATGACGGTATTAAATACGGTAACTCAATAATTCAAGGACTAAAATAATTAGATATGAACACATATAAAATAACAAACATAACAAATCTTGTTGGGAAACGTGACCCAAAATTTAATTCAATCGCTAATATTGAATATGTTGATAACAGAACGAGAAAGATAATTGCATTGAAACCAAGTGAGAGCGTATTCTTAACAGTTCAATCATTACCATTATCGGTACATAGATTGAGAATAAAAAAATTGATTGATATTGTTGAAGTCAGTCCTGCTGAATTGAAGAAATCAATGGAAAAAGCAAAACCTAAAGCACCACGCAAACCTAAAGCAGCAAAGAAATCTGTAACTAAAAAAGAGCCTGTGGTTGCTGAAAAGAAAGAAACAGTAATTCCAGAAAAGAAAACGACAACAAGAAAAAAGACAGTTAAAGAATAATAGTAACACTCATGTTATTTAAAAGCCAGCAGAAATGTTGGCTTTTTTTGTTTATTATTCAAGATTTCTTAACGAATACCGTATAACCATATATAGACGATAATAATTATAATTAATTATAAAAATATATGGACGGTAAAATTAGAATTTTATTCTACAACCTTGATGGAGCAGGAGTAAACTACTTCAGGACTCAAACCCCAGCACAAGAACTGGAAAGAAATCACTCAGACGAATTTTATGTTGAAATAAATCCACAATTGGATTTCAATGACCCTAATATTGTTGAATATTTAAAATCATTTCACATAATCCATTATCACCGTCAGTTTTTAGGTGAAACAGCACAAATGTTGAAATTGGCAGAAGAATTAAGAAAATCTGGAACTATTCTTATTATGGATATTGATGACTATTGGAAACTCCACAGACTTCATCCATTTTACAACATGAGTTTGGAAAAGAAATTGGATGTTCCAATTATTGAGAACATGAAAATTGCTGATTACGTTACAACTACAACTGATTTATTTGCATCTGAGATTCGTAAAGTAACTGGTAAAGACAATATTGAGGTATTATATAATAGTGTTGACCCTAAGTGGATGAAACAATTTCAAAACAACTGGAAACCAGACCCAGATGGTCTTGTTAGAATTACTTATATGGCGGGTAGTTCTCACATGGTCGATGTTCAACAACTTGAAGGCGTGATAAATGTATTGAATGGTAATCCAGAGACCAGAGGAAAATTCAAAATTACAATCGCTGGTTGGGACACCGAAGGTAGTACAACAGATATTACTTTCAATCAGGATTTCAGAACTGAACTCGAAAAGAAGGGATTGTGGACACATGAAGTGGTGAAAGCAATTAATAAATCGAGGGGTGATGTTGACCAAATCCCAAGAATTTCACAGGAATTGAAAGACAAGTATAGAGATAAGGTATTTGATAGTAAACAACGTGACATTAAATCTGAAGAAAGTGTATATCTTGTTTATGAAAAGATTTTAACTGATAATCATAGGCTTATTGAAAATCCTGATTACTTGCAATGGTTGTTAAACTTTGAGAGAGACGTGAAATACGATGGAGAAGGTAATTTTGGTAGACGTTGGACACAGAAAGCCAACACATATGCTGGTGTTTTGAATGAAACAGATATTGTGCTTGCTCCACTTGCAGATAATGAGTTTAATAGAATGAAGTCAAACTTGAAACAAGTTGAATGCTGGACAAGAAAACTTCCTATTGTTTGTAGTGACATTCCACCATATAATATAGACGGCAGACACATGGAGAATTGTGTGTTGATTCCGAATAAGAAAAATTCACATAAATACTGGAAGAAGTACTTGAAACAGTTGATATTAGATGCCGATTTACGTAAGCGTTTAGGTGAACAATTATATGAAGATTTTAAGGAAGATTATAACCTTGAAAACGTGACTGCAAAGCGTGCAGAATTCTATAAATCTGTGGTCATGAAGGGGTTACAAATTCAATAATTGAAATCGTGAGTATTTATTTGAAATAACTATACACAAAAACCGAGAAATTATGAATTTATTTAAACAAATTAAAATATGGTTAATTAACCATAAAAGACGAAAAATGATTAAATTAATTGTTGGTAGTCATATCGGCAATCAACACACTAATTCACGAGCAAAAGAAATAGAAATTGCAATATATAAATCTGCAAAGATGGTTGCTAAAACCGTTGCTAAAGCCGAGATGTTGAAACAAGAACAATTTGATGATGAACTTCTTAAATCACTTCAGAAAGTAATTGAAAAGCATTATGATGAGAAAGATAAAGCATATGCTAAGAAAGATAAATTAGTTAACAGTCTCCAAGAAACGGTTAAGAAAAAATCAGATTTATTGCAAGAGGTTCAAGAAAAGGTTCGTAATAATTAATGAAAAAATTCTTTCTAAATATAGTCCTTTGGATTTATCTTAAACTACATATGTTAGGACTTGCTATTGGTATTGCATTATTTAATACCGAGACTGAAATTCTAAAATGTGACCCAAATGATGGTAATGAAAGAAATAATCATACGCAGAGAATGCGTAGCCGTAATCAGTTACTTGAGAAATTCTATGCTGGACAAACTGATGAGAAATATGTTCAGGAATATTATGAAGTTCTAAAGAAAGCAGATAAATTTATCAGGACAGCAACGCCACGTCAAATGGCTGTTGCTGCCGATAAATATGGTACGAGTTATGGTATGAAAGACCCACATGGTAGACGATATGAACACTATGGTTTCTTTGACGACAAACACAAACATGCTGGTAAAACCATTGGTGAGGTATTGGCTTTGGAATTCGAAGAAAGACGAACAAAGGACGATGATTTGGAGATAATGTATATTTTCAATAATAACCCAATTGAAGTTGGTTTGGCTAAAGTGATGGATGTTGTTGAGAAAAAAGAAGGAACTCTTGATGAATATGAGGTTGTTGATATGGAAAAGAAATCAAAACAATTCAAGTTTCCAATTAATGTTCTTCGTGAAAACAAGGACGCAATAAATAAGATTGAGGAATTAAGTGAATTTCTTCACATAAAAAAAATTGGTTTTGAGTACAGACAATTAGAATTTTTTGTACCTTTGAAGTTCAAAACAACAGAGTTTGATGAAGAATCTGATATTTTTAAAGAAATTATCGATATTAATTCTGTATTCATTAATGATGAATATGGTGAATTAATTGGATTTGGAATCAATAAATATGTTAAAAGAATAAATTATAATGACACCCATGAAGTTCTGAAGTTCGAAGGAATTGAAATGCAGACCGTAGGTGCGCCACGTTAAAACTATATGAAATGACAAATTTTTTAGATAATCTGAAGAAAGCAGCCGATGAGGGAGAATTTAATTCCGAAGCTGCGAAAAAAATACTTGAAATAAATGAATTGGCTGATACTAAAATTGGTGAAGCCACTCCTGCTGATATTGAGAAGCTACAAGAAACCCTTGAGAAGCGTCAAGGTGAAGAATTGGTTGAACCAGTTAGTGAAGAAAAAGTAGTTGAAGCCAATACCGAATATGAGAAGAAAATGACACAATTTAAAAAATTGGATGCAGTTAATGCACAAATTGCAACTCTTGTTGAAATCGAGGACATGGTTAAATTAAGTATTGAAGACATGTTCAGTTTCACTGATGAACTCGATGCCAAATTCAAGAAAGAATTTGAAACAGAAGACCCGATATTCGGTGACCTGAATCTGAAAATCGAAGAAATTAAATCGAAATATAAATCTATTATTAATTAAAAACAATTATTTATGGCAAAAATTGAAAGAGCGTCTGAGGACGTAGTAAATCTCTTTGAAGAGATAAGAAACAAAACAAGTATTCCACATTGGATTCAGTTTGAAGTTCTCTGTAATGAAAAACAGAAGGAACTTTATAAAATAACCAAATCAAATGATGTGGTGGAAGTTCTTACTGAAGGCGTGAATTTTGCAATTGTCTTCAATGAAGAGGTTCTTGAAGCACTTCCTGTTGATATGCAGGAAACGGCAATTATTGAATGTCTTGCTGGGGTTAGTGTAAGTGAAAGCGATGCTGTTTCATTAGACAAACCTAATTTCAATACGTACACTGGTGTACTTCAGAAATATGGGCATGAATCAATAATTAAATTACATGAGTCAATTAAGAGTCTTTTTGATGAAAAGAAACAGCGAGAAGATGAAGAGAGAGCTATTACAAAAGGTAAGCGTGGTAGAAAAGCGAAGGTCTGATAGATTATAAGTGTTAATTAAAAAATCCCGACAGTAATTTGTCGGGATTTTTTTGTTTATAAGTATTTATAGGAAATCAATAATAATGAATTCGTATAATATCACATTTCCGTTTAAAGACGATAACGAAACAAGAAGTTTTATTCAAATGAATCAGGTAAGTAAAGATTCATACAGTTCTAACTTATTGTTACTTCTATTAACCCAAAAAGGTCAGAGATATTATGAGTCAGATTACGGTACAAATTTATTGAAATATATATTTGAACCTAACGACCAATTAACTGCAACTGATGTTGAAGAAGAGATTAGAAACACAGTGGCATTATATATTCCAGAAGTTAAAATTACTTCAGTACGTTTTAATTGGAATGAAACTGAGGATGGTCAACCAATACCTGAAACTCAATTAAATGTGAGTGTTCAATTTGTATATACTGAGGGTTCATTAACGGAACAAGGTAATATTGATTTAAATTTTTAAAATATAAAACATGGCAACAGAAACGACAAATGTAGTTCAATACGGAAGCAGAACTTTCGGAGAAATTAGAACAGACCTAATTGCATTAATCAGACAAATGTATCCCGAAGTCCTTAGTGATTTCACTGATTCAAGTGTTGGTGCAATGCTTATCGACCTAAATGCTGGTGTAAGTAATAATCTTAGTGTTAACACCGATAGAGCATTTCAAGAGACTCAATTACAATATGCACAACAAAGGGCGAGTATTTTAAACATTGCAAAAAACATGGGATTCAATATTCCTGCTCGTAGACCAAGTGTTACTGTTGTTGATTTTAGTGTTATTGTTCCAGTACTTGGGAATACCCCAGATGCCACATATTATCCTGTTTTAGAAGCAGGTGCACAAGTTCTTGGTGGTGGTAAGATATTTGAAATACAACAAAATATTGACTGGAAATCCCTTGTTAGTAGTCTTGGTGACCCTAATCGTAGTATTATTCCAAATCTGAACACTAACGGAATTCCTGAGTCATATACTATAACAAAAAGAGAAGTGGTTATAAATGGAGGCACAAGCATCTATAAGAAGATTATTAGCACAACCGATGTGATACCATTTTTTGCAATAACATTACCAGACCCAGATGTGTTGGAAATTGAAAGTATTATACTTTTAGAAGGTACTAATTATACAACAAATCCAGACACTGGAGATTTTAATGATTTTAATAGTAGATATTTTGAAGTTGATTATCTGGCGCAGCAACGTGTCTTCATTGAAGATGGTTTGAGTTCAAGTGCAAATACCACAACAAATAATATCAAAGCAGCGAGATGGGTTGATATTACGAAAAAATTTATAAAGGAATATACTCCTAAAGGTTTTTGTAAATTAACATTTGGTTCTGGTGATAGTGATGTTAATGCTTTTCGAGATGGTTTCTTGAAAGAAGGTGTTAGTAATCGTTATTTCCTTGAAAATTTTTTAAATAACACAGCATTGGGTGAAAAACTCCAAGCAAATTATACGTTATTTGTTAAATATAGAACTGGTGGTGGGATTGCTTCTAACATTGGTTCAGATGTTCTAACACAACTTGGTTCATATACTTTAAAAGTAAATGGTTCTCGTCAAGATATTAATCAACAAGTTCAAAGAAGTTTACAAACAACGAACCCGATTCCAGCAATTGGTGGAAACGATGGTTTAAGTACGGAACAAATCAGACAATTAATTAAATATAATTTTGCCAGTCAAAATAGAGATGTGACACTTACCGATTATTTGTTACAGGTTTATAAAATGCCCGGGGAGTATGGTTCTCCATATCGTGCGAACGCTTTTAAAATAAACAATAAAGTTTTGATTTCAATATTGGGTATTGGTGAAGACGGTAAGTTATCAAATACCAGTAACTCATTATTAAAAACAAATATTGCTGAATACCTGACACAATATAGGATGGTTAATGATTATGTTGAAATTAAAGACGGTAAGATATATAATTTGGCGTTCGAAATCGATGTATATGTTGAGAATACAGCAGATAATCAAATTGCAAACAGTGTTATTTCACTCGTTACTGAGTATCTTGATATCGACACACATGAAATGAATCAAGACATTTTTCTTGGGAGATTAGAAAAGCAAATTCTGGAAGCCAATGGTGTGATAAATATTATTGGAATTAAGGTATTTAATAAAGTCGGTGACCAATATTCAACTAACAGTATTGCACAAGGAATTACAAATACCAGCACTGGTGAAATAAAGATTGAGAATAATACGATTTATTCAACTCAGGATTCGATGTTCGAAATCAAATATCCTGAAAAAGATATTAAAGTATTATTGAGAAAGAATGTTACTTAATGGAAGTACTGAAAAAGACAATATTACAAGCAGTAACCACTGGAACAACAATTACTGGTGGTACTATTATAATACCCGATTTAAGTGTTATTTATTACGTTAAAATCGGGTTGAAACAGGTTGGTCATGACTTAGGATTTATGGATGCATACAGTGAACCAATTCCACCAGTACCACCTGTTCCACCATCAGAAACATTTTATTTGGTGGATAGTGAAGGTAATGTATTTGTTGATAATAATGGTGATAAATTTTTATATTAAATGATATGGCAGACAAGAAATTATTTGAATTACAAGAAGGAACGCCTTCAGATACCGATTTAATTGCATATGGTAAATCTGGAAGTAGTTACAAAAACATTACGGTTGCTAATTTTAAAGCCGAATTATTAAGTGGCGGTGGTAATCTTAAAACTCGTGTATATGAAATGACGAGTGGATGGGATATGAGTTACGTACAATTTAAAAGCATTGCATTATTTGAAGAACCAATACCTCCAGATATATTTGGGACAATTATTGAACCTGAACAAGTAAGAAGCGTTAGTGTTATTGTGAGAAATGATGCAGGAACTCTATGGTATGATATGGGTACGCAGCGAGGTGGGAGTGCAAGTAGTGCTCCTTGGTATTCTATTGGTAAAGGCAGTTGGATATTTCCTACGTGGACTATGTTAACCATTCAGGTAGAGAATGGTGGTTTTTTTGATAGTGCCGATTTTAATAATACTGGTATTAGCAGGGGTTTTGTAACAATATCATACGATTAATATGAAAATTAATGAACAGATAAATAGACACATGAACATTTTATCAGAAATCACTGAGTATGGTGAATTTTACTATGGTGGTTCAATTTCAGATTATTTTAATTTTGCTGGCATTAATTTTAATTACGATATCCATGATATTGATATTAATATTATGGATATTAGTACATTAAAAAAGATTGAATCTCATTTTAATGTTCAATCATCTTTATTTCAGTTATCAGAATATAAGCAGAACCAAATGATTTTAAATGATAATTTAATTCTTGATATCTTCAGTGAAATATCTTATGATTATTGTGAGGGAACTTATAATAATCATAAGATATTCCACGCATCGCCAATTGGTAGATATAATATGTTGATGGATGTGGTCGCAAAATTTGAAAAACAAAATATTAGTGATGGTCAACATTATCATAGAATATTCAAACATCTAAAAAAAATAATGATATATAAAAGTATTTTGGATTTATGAACAACATTAAAATCATATATATATTTCCTTTTAATCATTATTATGTTAAATATTGTCGTGATATAAACGATATGAAAAAAAAGATGAATAGATTAATATATAGTATATTAATGGTAAACACTAACATCACCAATAACATAAAAATATATGTTGATATTAGTGCGTATAGAATAGTATCAACATTATTTCCATTTAATTGTGAATTAGTAAAATATAGTAGTTTTAGGGCGTTTAAAAATAAAGTTATTTTTTCCCAAAAAGAACCATTTTTGTTATTAAATAATTTTGAGATTCTAAAATCATTTGTTGGTTTTAAAGAAGAATATATTTATGATGGAAATGTTTTGAATGAAAATTCTATTGATTATGATGTTACCGATAAATATATTGAAAAAACATTAAAAGAAATTTATGGTGATAGTTACAATAAATTTACAGATAAAATTAATGATAAAATTAATATTTATAATAATCATAAATTGAAATGAAGATAATACAAAGTTTTGCGCAATTTGATGAGGGTAGTCCGTATGTGAGTGACACCAATGTTTATTTGAATTTCTATTCGTTTTTACTGAGTTATTTAACATTGAATAGATATTATGGGCATGTCACAATGATATGTAATCAGAAGGCACATGATACATTTATTAAATATATTCCATATGAAGAAACTAAGATAGTTGAAAGTAGTTATGATTTTGAGTTGTGGGGTGCATATAAAGTTGATGCTATGAAAGCCGTTAGAGGCGGGTGCATTCATGTTGACCCTGATGTCTTTATTTTTGCTGATATTTTTGGTGAATTCATTAAAAAGAAAGAATATGATGTAATAATTCAAAATTATAGTCCACCAACTGGTTGGGTTAAAGACCTTGTTGTTGAATACATCAAAAAGAATGCTAAGTTCTTGGCTGACAACAATATCATTACAATGGACGAATATGATAATAGATATGCATTTGGTGGTGTGAGTGGACATAAATTCAAGGCAAAGAAAATGTATTTAGAAACCGTTGCTAAATTAGAGGCTGGAATAAAAAAGGGGGAAATTGAAATCGATAATCCAATGATTTTGGAAGAAGTTAGTATTCATTTAACTGCCCTAAAAAATAAACTCAATGTTTATGAAATATTACCATATGACTTGGTACAACAATATGGACAGGAAAAAGTTGGGAATATGAGGAACTACACTCATATGGTTTCCAAATCAAAATATGTTCCAAGATATATTGAAGCAATGAAAGCAAAAATAATTAAAGATTTCCCAGAGCAAGAAAAACTGGTTCGACAATATGAAGGAGAAGTTTTAAATAAAATTGTAGTATAATGATAACGGGTACAACAAATAATAGTAGGTTACCAGAGTTGCGTAAATATACCGTAGCAACGGGTTTCACAGACCAATATGTTAGTGGTGGAAATTGGACCACTGACGGTGTTGATTATCCAAACTCACCAGTTATTCAAGATGTTGTTTATTATCTTGGTGGTATCAAATATAATGATGTTACTCTTGAAGGAACAATAACGACTTTCGAATACTCACCAGATAACACTGGAAATTTTATTGATGAACAATATATAAAAAATCCTGATAAGAGTAAAATAATAAGTAATCCGAAAATTATTGATGATGTATTTATAACCAGAGGCGAATTATCGGCATTTGACAAAAATTATAGGTTGGAGTATATTAGAAATTTAGTTGATTTGACAACATATGCTGGTGGAAAATATTTTAATATTATAAATAACACATAAGATGGCAGTAGGAATTTATGGCACGACAAGACCCGCAGATGTAAGCGTTGATGATATCGATGTTTATTATAACTATACACCTAACAGGGAAACAACAAATAGTAACATTTATAAGTTAAATTCATCTGAGATTCTATCATATAATTATTTACCTGATGACGAACAAATTCTTGGTGATGAAAATCTTTTAGAGGGTCTATATAATTTAAGACTACCAGCAACAGTTTTTGGGCAATTGGGTATATATACTATTTATCTAAAGCCGAAAAAGGTTAATACGACAATTGTTGATTGTAGTGTTTTATCATCACTTCCAAGTGTTAAGGGGATTATACTTGACATCAATCAAATACCTGAAGAATTAAGAGCAAATAACGCATTGCAAGGTTATCGTATCGAATACATCGATGCGACAACCAATACCAAAATAAGAAATGTTGTAAGGTACGTGGTAACATCAAATAAGGTAGTTCCAGTTAGTGAGAACGTTGGTAATACAAGTCAAAAAGCAATTAGATATCGATTTGACGATACTGGCACATTGCTTTTCGTACAATTAACTCCAAGCAGTTCAAGCGATGTAAAACCAAATGCCAGTCCTTTTATTGGTAACCCTGACCAAATGATAATTATTTCAAACACATTCTTTTCTCCAGTCGTAATTGAAGTCGATATGGTTCAGAATACAATCGATACGTTGACTAACTATGTGGCTGGTGAACAAATTAAGGATGTTGATAACGGTGTTCTTACTTATTATGATGAAAATAGAGTGATAACTAAACAATTTAATATTTATGAAATTAAAGAAAGTGTTGGGAATGTTCCATTGTATGAAGTTAAAGAAAAACGAACAAATATCGATGAAACTCAAGACTTCGATGACATCACGAGCGAGGTCGAATAATTATTTTAATTAAAATAAAGAAATCCCAATCTAAAGGATTGGGATTTTTCTTTTTATCGTATTTATAGTAAATCGTAAACTGTGGCAAAGGTAAAAGTAATAAAAACACAACTTAATGGGAATTTAAATGGGGAGTATTTTAATGATACCCCATCCAATACAATATTTTCTTTTGGAAAGTTTTTCGTTACAACGAACTTTGATAATAAGGTAACTATTGATTACACCAATTCTTTGAGTTCATTTGTTCGTCCAGTTACATTAGAAACACTTAATGTTTCAGAAATACAGTCTGAAATAATTCATGACTATACAACAAATGCCGTATTGAATCTCGATAAATCAGATTTAAATACTTTTGTTAGATATGGGTCGGCATATGAATTTCTTAGAACAAGTATTCAGAATGTGATTTTGGCATACCCGGGGTCGTTGTTCGCTAATTCACAAAAAGAAATAGGTGGAAATCCAACGTATAAAGGACTTAACTATGATATTGTTTCGAATGTCTCGACATTTTATGTTCCAACGGAGTCAACTATTAATACCTTTGGTTTAGTTATTAATGATGGTAATACGAGTATACCTGATGATAATGAGTTAAAAAACTTAAATGATTCATATGAAAAGTATGTCATTTGGTCGAGTCTTGAACCAGATACATTATTTATAATTGTTGGTTATACTGGAAATACTGTAAATAGTTCTCTTGACTATACTGGAACAACAATTTCAATGAATAACCATTTGAAATTACAGGTCGAAGGCAATCCTTTTGCATTAATGGGAACTGGAACTACTGCTAATATTGATTATCATATCAGACCAAATAATGTTACTTTTGAAGAATTCCGAGCATTCCTTAATAGTTATGAACAAAATATGGTTTCAGAAAGAGATAATACTGATGGATTTGTGTTCACCTTAAAAAACCCAACACAGCTTGAAGACGGTAAAATTATTTATAGTGATTCGCAAATTCTCTGGACAACCAGTGATAAATATAATATTGATGTCAATACACCAACATATCAAAGATTTTTGAAAATTGTATTGACTATTGCTGAGAAATATGATAAAATAAAAACTGATTTAATTGCAAGATTCTTAACACCTGATTCACTTAAAATGTATGACTATACTGATGATGGTAAAATACCTAAACTACTGAGATTATATGGAAGAGAATTTGACCAACTCAGACAGTTTATTGATTCATTGGTTAACATTAATAAGGTTACATATAATAAATTAAATAACATACCTGACCAATTAATAAAGAATATGGCAAATACCTTTGGTTGGGATTATTTTTCGTTGGTGAATGAAAGTGAATTAGTTGAAGGATTTTTAACTGTAGATGATACGGAAAGAAATTTAAATGAGAATATCTTACCAGCAGAAATTGATATTGAACTCTGGAGAAGAATTATTAATAACACAAGTTATTTTTGGAAATCAAAAGGTACTCGTCAAGCAATAAAATCAATGTTCTTGTTAATTGGTATTCCAGAACCTTTCATTAACATCACAGAATACGTATATACCGTAGATGGTAAGATTAATCCAAATACCGTATCTCTCGCACAAGCTGATTTTCCTTCAAATTCATTACCGTATGATACCGAAGGATATCCTGTTGCACCATTGGAAACCAATGATTTCTATTTTCAACTCAGTGGTAATAGTGATAGTGGTCAGGCATATCTCGATGTATTTCGTATGGCTGGGTTCAATCTTAAACAAACACCCGATAATAAGAAATCATGGGAACAAAGTGGAGCAACTACAAGAATTCACAGTACAACACCACAATATTATCAAGAAGACAGTAAATTGGTGATTAATACCAAAGAAGTCGATATTTCACTTGATACTGCACGTGGTATTGAATATGATGTTTATGAATATATTCAAAAAGATTTTGCTGCCAACTCAAGTGGATACACATTACCATATTCATATGTTAACATTTCATCATTACCACAAACAGGTAATACATTCTCACTACCTTTTGATTATAATCATCAGGGTAATTTTGAAGTAAGATATAATGGAATTTTATTAAATGCTCCTTCAACTGGTAATACTACTGGAACTACATCAGGAATTACATATCAAGCAGATTATGAAGTAAATGGGAAATATTTTACAATATATGAACTTAGTGGTGGAACACGTCCTTCTGACGTGATTCAGGTAACATTTACTAATTCAGGTGCAACAACATTAACTGGTTTAACAATGACAGTTGATTATATTGTGACACGTGTTAAAGCAATTTTGGGAGGAACATATATTCCGTTACCAAGTTTTCCACATGGTGATGTCCAATTAACAATTAACGGTATTGCACTTACTAAAGGTACGCCTCAATTCGTTGCTGATTATATTCTTGACCCAGCAAATTCGACTGGTGGAACAAATCAAATTATTATTCAGAATCCAGATGTTATTGCATATCTTAATCAGAACCCCGATGTGCAAATTTCTTATCTTCATGTGGAGAACACGAATGAAATTAATTTAAGAAGTGAAGTAATTAGAATCGATAGTTTTAATAGTAGTAAGATTTATTTCAATAATAGCGCAAACAAATACGTATATAAACTTAATTACAGAGTAAATCAAGCAAGTGATGTTAAATTTTTAGTTGATGGAATCGCTTTAGAACCAATTACTGATTATAACGTTAATGTGCAGAATCCATACGAGATTTTCTTACCAAGAGGACTTAGATTTGGTACTGTAATTAGTGCATATTATATTGTTGGTGGAGCAGGAGCATTTAATCCAGTTATAAATGATGTGTTTGGACTTGGTGATATTAGTGAATTATCGTTTTTGGAATTCCTCGAATTGGTTCAGAGGAAAATGGTAAACGTTAGAAATAGAAAAGTTGTTACCGATTTTAAAGGTGGTTGGTATCCAACAATATTGAAATTATATGAAACATATTTGGAAAGAGCACTTCTTCCAGATGACGACCCATTACAATCTAATGGATATACGTTCCAGAACCTATATCCGTTCCTGAGTAAATATAATGCTTTCTTCCAGAGATTTGTTGACCAATTATTGTCGGCAACAATTATATTGAGAAGAGGTGGGTTATTAATTAGAAACAGTATTTTTACGAAACAGAAGCATTGGTATAAAAGAGGTGTAAATTTATATGCTAATGGGTCAATAACAATAGATAAAAGGGGTAATCCGTTAATGCAATATTTTGGTACTGATGGTGCTACATTTAGTATTGCTCAAGAAACACCCGCACCTCCACCTCCACCCACACAACTGTATGTTGAAACAACACAGGGTGTGTTGGGTAGTTTTACAACTGGTGGTGAAAACATTATAGGATGGAATGAGGTTATTGAATATGGTATTGATTATAAACTAAAATATCCTTACTATCCATATGGTAACGCACTTCCAATTGGATTAGAAAACTTATTAGAAGGAATTGATTTTGAAATAGAAACAATGGAAGATAATTGGACAAGAATATCAAAGACAATCCCACCTAATCCTGCACTTACGGTCAATAATTTCAGTATGACGTTAGATGGACTGGCTTATGATACTTGGTATGATTATCGTGCGTTTATCGAATCACTTTCAACTGGTGCTACTGGTAATATACGTTCATTCACAACACCCCAAGCACCATTACCAGACCCAAGTATTGAGACAAAGATAGGTACTGTGGTTGGTAATCAATTATTACATATTGGTGGTATTGATATTGTAAGATATGAAGATATATCAAATTATGCGATACAATATAGAAAAATCCCATCACTTCCTTGGTCATATCAACCATCTTCACCAGCAGCAGGACCGCTTTCGGTTAATTACTTCAATGTTTCAAATCTTACTGGACTTGATTACAATTCAACTTATGAATATCGTGCATATATGGTTGTTGGTGGAACTGCATATTATGGTAGTCCAAGGACAGCAATGATAGGTACAGAACCTGCTGTCGCATATAGTGTAACAACAGACACTAATCCACTTATGTTACTTAGTGGAACTGGTTTTGATACTCCACATAATACTTATGTTGCTGGCACTCCTTCGAACATATTAAGATATGGTATGGTTTACACACAAAATGCGTCACAAGCAGGAAGTCTTACGATAACAAATACAAATTCGACAGTTAAAAAAGACTATCACATTGGAAATACAGGTAGTCCCTTTACTGCGAACGCAAGTGGATTATTACCAAATACATTAACTTATTACAGAGCATTTATTGAAAACGGTCTTTATCCACTTGACACGAACATTAAAACTGGTTATGGTGATGTTGAAACCGTTGTAACTGGTAGCGCACCACCACCACCAGAATTTGGTTTCACTGTTTCACTGGATTGGACTGGTGTTGATGAATTTGATACAGGATTTGGTGGTGCACTTAAATTATATAATGGAACTACATTAGTTGAATCACAGGTATTTTCACCATATACAAAACATGCAGAAGTTGATTGGAGTATCCCAACAACAGGAACATATGTGCTTAGATTTAATGCTATTTATGCGTGGGTTGATGGTAATCAACATGTTAAAGATGAACGTTGGAGATGGGCAAGTATTCCTACATGGTATACTACAAGTCAAACATCAAATATCACATATGGTGACCCAGACACTCATGATGTATTTTATGAGATTTCTGGAACAGGTGAGTTTTAAAATTAATTGTATTTATAGAAAAGCGAATTTAAATGGCATTTATTGAGAGAAAAAATCCGATTGTATTAAATATCAAACTAACTTCAAAAGGTAGAGATTTACTATCAAGAGGTGAGTTGGATTTTAAATACTATGCTATTGGAGATAGTGAGATTGATTATAAATTTAATGC